CAACTAACTATTGATCATGTTGTTCCTAAATCTAAAGGTGGAAGATTAACATGGGAGAATACTGTTACTGCATGTGGACCATGTAATGTAAAGAAGGCAGATAAATTATATCCACGTCCAATAAAACAACCAGTGAGACCTAGTTGGCATCAAATAAATGGAGCAAGTAAGTTACACAATTTACATATTCCAGACGGAACATGGCAAGATTACTTAGATTGGCCCGAAGATAGACTTCATGTTGCTGAAACAGTAACAATTGTATAGTCATTAAGTTAGCCGATAATGAAATAGATAAATACTAGTATGAACAATATAGTAGGCTACACAACCGTAAATCAAAAGAATGGAAGTTTAAGACTTGATGGTCTTGAACTCGCAAAACAAGATCTGTTGAATCATTTTCATATCCGTAAAGGTGAGAAATGGACTAACCCAGATTTTGGCAGTAACCTATTTACTTATGTTTTCCAACCACTGGATGCAGACACAATAGAAGCAATCAATGACGAGGTATATGATATTGTATCATATGATCCACGTTTTAATTTAGAATCGCAAGACATTGTTGTTAAACAAGACACACATTCAGTTACAGTAACAGTCAAATTAATGTATCTACCAACTACAACTGCAACAGAATTGCAGATTAAATTTGACAGTGATTTCACAGAACAGGCAGAGTTTTAATTATGGCACAAAATATTAGACAATCAAAACTTTTTGCAGCTGAAGATTATGTGGCAGTATACGAATCATATGTTAATGCTAATTTACAAGCATTTGATTATGATACTATTAGAGCCGCAATGGTCAACTATGTAAGAAGCACATACCCAGAAAATTATAATGACTGGATTGAAAGTTCAGAGTTTGTTGCACTACTTGACGTAGTTGCACAAATGGGACATAACTTAGCGTTTAGAGTTGACCTCAACTCACGCAATAACTTCTTAAGCACAGCCGAAAGACAAGACAGTGTATATAAGTTAGCAGAATTTATTGGCTATACTCCAAGACGTAATGTGCCAGCATTTGGTGAGATGAAAGTAGTTAGTGTAAAAACAAACGAGTCTGTAATTGGTAGTGCAGGAACAAGTTTGGGTGGACAAGATATTAAATTTGAATCAACAAGTAATGTAAACAACTTAGATGATTTTATTGCAGTAATGAATAGTATATTACAATTTGGTAATCAATATGGAAGTCCTAAAAAACAAACATCAGTAAATAATATTACACAACAATTTTACGATTTAAATAATACTACAAATCAAATTAAATATGATATAACCGGTCTTGCTAATGGTAAATCATCTACATACAATGTTGTAAGTGTAGACTTAGAAGATAATGTAGTATATGAGAAATCACCTAACCCTACAAATGCATTTGGTTTATATTATAAGAACAGTGGACTAGGATTATCAAATAAAGATACAGGATTCTTCTTTGCAGTAAAAGAAGGAACACTAGCATTCCAAGACACAAGTATTATCGAAGCAATAGATAATCAAACTATTGATATTAACGTAGACGATGTTAATAACAGTGACGTATGGGTGCAAACTATTAATAAAGATGGTAGTGTAGTTAAAGACTGGACTAATGTAAAAAATGTTAACGCATATGCAAACACATCATACAATGGTGTAATAGCATCTAATAGAGATATATTCTCAGTAAAGACACGTCAGAACAATCAAGTGTCAGTTAACTTTGCAGATCAAACTTTTGGTAATGCACCAAAGGGAATTATTCGTGTATGGTATCGCGTAAGTAAAAACGAATCATACATTGTAAGACCAGATGATTTAGCAAACAAAAAAGTTACAGTTGACTACAATGGCATTGATGGCAATACATATACAGCTACAATTACATTACAATTAAAAACAAGTATTACTAATGCAAGCAGTGCCGAAACATTAGATAGCATTAAACAAAATGCTCCATTGGCATATGCAAGTCAAAACAGATTAGTTACAGCAAATGATTATAACACAATACTTGGCTATCAAACATCAAGTGTTGTAAAAGTTAAAAGTCTTAATAGAACATTTAGTGGACATAGTAGATATGTTGACTTTACAGATCCAACAGGTGAATACAGTAACTTATTAATTAATGGAACTGATGGCCGTTTGTATGAAAAAGACTTGGTTAAAAGTAAAACCACAGTTGTTGGACAAAACAAAGATTATATATTTGAAAAGTATGTAAAGCCACAACTATCAGATTTTGACTTAATCAATCTTTACTATACAAAATTTACAAGTGCATTTAATAATTTAAAAACAACATCTTATTCGTATGCACCAATTACTGATGTTAGTGATGCAAACTTTGGAAACGGAGCGTTCCGTTGGAATACACCGGGCACTAACTTATACAATGCTAACACAGGTTTCTTACTTCCTACAGGCTCGTCAGCAGTTCAACGAGTAGGTAAAACAGCATCTAACTATTTGAATCAATTCAGAGTAGGTGCACTGGTTAAGTTTATTTTAAATGACGGAACAGGAAATCATAAATGGGCAAAAGTATTAAACGTATTTGCTTATGGACTTGGCATAGATAAAACTGGAGTGCAACTTGGTGAAGCAAGTGGCTTACGTTCAAACGGACTTGGGTCAATTACATTAGACACACATGTTCCAGATAATAGTTTTATTGATATTATTATCCCACCGTTCCCACGTTTATTTAAAACAAAAGAATCAAATATTATTACAACATACCTAGAAGCAAAAAGAACATTTGCTCTCACATTTGATTATCAAACTCAAAGTTGGGAGCTAGACAGCGATCCTGGAAGTTTAACTCCAGATCCTGCAGAAGTGTTTAGTAAAAACACTTGGCTTATATATTTTAGTTTCTCAGGTGGAAAGTATAACATCTATACAAGAGCAACACAATACATATTAGAAAGTAGCAGTGTTGCATTTACAAATGTTAGTATGAACAGTGGACTAGATTCACTGACAAAGAAAAAAGCAAGAGACACAATTGAGTTTACTAGTGTAGTAAACGGCGCAATAACAACAAGTGGTAAAATGCATGTAAGTGGAATTGAACAAGACTCTAATGGAGTTATTGATTCTTCTCATGTTTTCTTATCACTAGTAGATGATAACTCCGACAATAGACCAGATAATCCATTAGTGTTTACTGACATTGTTGGCAGTAGTGTATTACCAGAAACAACTATACCCGGCAAAGAATCATTGAGATTTGAATGGCGTCATGTTGCAGCAGATAGAGAAATTGTTGATCCAAGTTACACAAACATTATAGATGTATACGTGTTAGATAAAACATATGATACAAATTATAGAAATTGGCTAATGACAAACGATGGCGAAGAACCAATTCCACCATCAAGCAATGCATTAGCAACTAACTTTACAGGTATCGAAAAGCAAAAAATGATTAGTGATACTATATTATATAAGCCAGTAAAATATAAAACATTATTTGGCCCACATGCACATTCATCACTACGTGCAACATTTAATGTAGTTAAAGTAAAAGGCAGCAATGTAGTTGATAGTGAAGTTAGAGCAAACGTAGTTACAGCAATTAACGAATTCTTTGCAGTAAGCAATTGGGAATTCGGAGAAACATTTTACTTCACAGAACTAGCTGCATATGTGCATAAAGAATTATCTATGTCAATAAGTAGTTTTACTATTATACCACATGGCGCATCAAGTGTATTTGGCGAACTGTTTGAAATTACTCCAAAAGCAGATGAAATGTTTTTACCAGATGTAAGTATTGACGATATAGATATTGTTAATAACGTTGTTACAAAAACCAATTAGGATAAGATTTAATGTCTAAGAAAAAAGCAGGAAGTTATAAAACTCCAAATATAAAATCGGCAAATTTATTACCTCAGATTTTTAATACTGATGTAAATAAAAAATGGCTGGACAGCACATTAGACCAAATGATCTCCAAAGGTAATCTTAGGAATGTAGAAGGTTACATTGGCGACAAGTCTGGAAACAATAGATACAAAGACGATGTTTACTTAGACAACGGAAATTTAGATCCAGCAATTGTAGTTACTAATGATAATAAAAAATTAGTAGATGCAATTACAATGGATGATATTGCAAATGCAATCAACACAAACTTTAGTGAATACAATTATAATACAGCATACGCAACAAAGTCATACAGTTATAGACCACCAATTAATATACATAAGTTTGTAGACTATCAAAATTATGCATGGGTAGATCAAATGCCTATATACGAAAGTGTGCGAACTCTTCAGTCTGGTATTCCAGCAACACCTCCAACGGGTTCAAGTTTTCCAGCAAGTCCATCGCATGGTGATTATTTTGCACTTAACAATGGCATCGATACAAAAACTTATCAATGGGATGGCTGGGTTATGGTTTGGCATCCAAGTGGAACAACACCTGCAATTTATTCTAACAACAGTAACAATGCAGGATACATTACTGTATTAAACCCAGTTGAGTTGTCAGCTAACCAGTTAGCATATGAAATTAAAGACAACAACAATACGTTTAATTTAGCAGACCAAATGCTTATTAAGTTTGTTGGCGATGGCTGGCATGCAGATTCACACAAACGAACATACTTAGTATCAGGAACTGGTAGAAGTTTAAAATTAATAGAAGTATACAGTTGGGTAGATAATACTACTCGTTATCCAGATACAACAAAAACTACAGTAACAGTAGGTGGCATATGGGACAAGAGCAAAGTAATTGACATTGATCCTAACAAAGACAGTGTATTATGGACCACTCATCTCAAAACAAATCCTACTGATATGAAAACATATTATAATGCGGATGCTAGTAGATTACCAGTATTTGATGGATTTATTTTTCCAACTGAGGAATCAAACAAAACACAATTTTTAGAAGGTCAATTAATATCATTCTCAGATCGTTGGACTGGACTTGATAGTCTTGACTATCATAGAGTATGGTATACAACAATTGATAACGTAACTGGTGATATTAATTTTACATTACTAATTGATTCAAAAGAAGTGCCAATTGGAACATTCCAGCAATTTATTGTGCCCGGCACAAGTGAAACAGTATTAGCAAAATACAAAGATAGACTAGTAGGATTTGATACAACAAACTATGATAAGTCAACAGTAATTTTTACTGACAAAGATTATCAAGTTATGGAAACAGACAGTCCATTTAGAACTGCTTGGAGCAGAAATAATAAATGGATAGACATTGATATACTTAAATCAATTGACAAACTTATATACGGTGGTATTAACATCGAAGCACTAACTGATACAAAGTTTATTGCAAAACGACCTATTATTGAATTTGATGGCAAGTTAAATCTTTGGGCGTGGGCAAACGTTGATACAACGTTGGGTGACAATCAATGGACTGGTGTAATTGACTTCATGGTTAAGCCTGTTGAAGAATATAAAACTTTAGAAGATGAACTTGCTAATACACACTCATTTGGATATAATGATACTAAAAATTATGATGCTGATAAATTTATAGTAGGCACATCATACAAAATTATAACATCAGGCACAACAGACTTTACACTTATTGGTGCGTCAGATAATAATGTTGGCAAAATATTCACAGCAACAGGTGTTGGAGTGGGCACAGGAACAGCAACAAAGATTGTAATAGTTCCGGCTAACATATTTGCTGAAGAAAATGAATATACAATTAACACTGTTGGCA